TAGCCCCATCCGGCGCTGTTGTATCTCCACCACTTCGTCGCCGTCGCCGGATTCTGCGAGTTATTGATCCGGAGCTCGTAGGCCACGCCGTCCGAGTTGTAAAGGATCTGGATCGCGCCATCCGTCGCGGCGTCGAGGATCGCCCTGGTCCGGTCGGAAGCCGTCTGCAGGACCTGTGCCGGAATGTCCTGGACCGCCGCGGCCGTCTTTGCGCTCGTCTTTGTGATGCTCGGGAGATCGCCGCCGAAGGTTACGGTGTCGCGCTCCGGTGCGGAGAGATCGTAGGTCCGTTCCGCGACAAGGTAAACGCCGGAGGCCTCGTGCTTGTCGTCCTGCACCGTCACTTCATCAAGAATCCTGATCGGGTCGAGGTCCGGATCTATCGCCGAAAGATCGACGGCTGTCAGCTTGATCGTCGGAATCATCGTCGCGTAGTCCGTCAGCCTCGCCTGCGCTTTCCGCAGCAGGTTCGCCGGAATCGTCACGTCGTCCCATGTCTCTGTCGTGAAAATCAGGCCATATCTCGCCGCCGCTGTCTGGTCGACGATATAGTCCTGTCCGCCGTTGACGGTCCTGATCGTGATCCGCTCGCCGGTTTCTTCGTCAACGGCTCCGAGCGGAATGAGCGCAGTCGCGATGTTCTCTGCGTTCTGTTCTCTGAGCATGTCGAGGAGATTCTTTGCAAGCGTGATCGCCTGCCCGGTCGCTCTCGGTGACGCTGCGAGGTAGTCCAAGATCCATCCGGTCTGCGCGTCATAGCTAAGTACCAGATAGCCGCCGAGGTTCTCGACCAGCTTGTTCTGGATCTCCTGCATCGTCATCACATAGTCCGAATTGCTCCGGACGATCGTGTTGTTCGGGTCCGTAACAGTTACGGTCCGAAGCGTGATCTGTTTCGCCGCCGGCACCTGGTTGTTATGCTGCGTGATGAGTTGCTGCAGGTAGTCTCTAACCGATCCGGTGAAACTGTACGGCCTGACGATCGTGTCGTTCAAAACCGCGAGGCCGCCCTCGCATGTATAAGTCACTTGGTTTTCCCATCCTGTCTTGCTCTGGATCGGCCGCCCCCTGAAAAGGAGCAGATCGTCCTGGTAGACCTCGATCGTCGTCGTCAGTTTGTGGATGGACGCGGCTCCGGCGTTGTTCGGGTAGATTGTAAACTCGAGTGCGTCCGCCATGTTGATCTTTTGGCTGATCTTCGCATCGACCACGAGACGCGTGTCGTCGTTCAGGGCCGGATTATGGATGGTTTCGCCATCTGCTAAAATTTTATACATTAGAGCACCGCCTCCTGGTACGTTATCACGACCGGAGCGCTGACGCCTGAGATCGTGAGGATGTTCTGCCCGGGTTCCAGAACGATGTCATCGAACTGGTTCTCGCCCGGCGTGAGCTGATGGCTGACAGTTCCGAACGTGACCGTCGCGACCGCATCCGTCGCCGTGAATGTCGGCGCTGTTCGCTTCGTTTCGTTGTTGAGGATCACGTTTCCGCTCGCGGCCACTCGCACCGTTGTCAGATCTTTTTTATACCTCCACGGCTCTGCTGTCATTGTGACCGGAATCGTCGTGTTGTTGTAGCCGCCTTTTGCTCCGACGGCCATCCGCCCGACGAAGTAGTGACCGGGGTCATCCGGAAGCCATAATCTGACGCGCTGGCCGTGTACTGATTCCATGAGCCGCTGCCGAATCATGGCCGCGTGTGATTCGCTTGCCGGGCTTCTTGTTCCTTCGATGATGTCGTGGGCCGGAAAAAGCTGGAAGTCGATCTTCCGCATTCCGTATCTCACGACGCCTCCGGTCAGAGCTCCGGTGAAGTCCATGTCGCCGTCCGACTCCGGAATCTCGATGTATTTTGTCCGAGGCTCCGGCGATCCGATTGACAGGTCTGCCAAAAGGATCAGGCCGAAGCTGTCGAGCGTGTTTATGTCGTTAATCCATACGCCGTGCATCATACTGTTGCCACTCCTCTCCCGGCCATGATCGACCGTCCGCCGAGGCTCTGGTCCATCTCTCCGGCGATGCCGCCGGCAAGGATTCTGCCGTCAATGTAGAGCTTCATGCTCCGGATCGCGTCGATGATCTCATCCGCCGCATCCGAGAAGTCTCCCGGGCTGGCCTCGCTCATTTCCTGTGCGACGCGCTTGATCCAGCCGGTGTTCTTTTCCAGAGGCACGACCGCTTCCGCGCCGGTTCCTTCGAGGAGACCCATCCGGCCCTTTTCCAAAACGCCGCCGGCTGCGAGCTCGGGGATCTGCGGAACGTTTAAGGTCGGCAGCCACGAGAACGGCTGCATCTTGAGAATGCTGAGCCCTCTCAGTTTATCGAACGCCGCGTTTATCGCGTTGAACGGCAGCGCGATGACCTTATTAAGTCCGCGGATGATCGCATTGACAACCGTCTTGAATGCGCTGACGATTCCCTCCTTGATGCCATCAAATACTTTCCCGCCGGACGAGAAAACGCCCTTGACTTTTTCCCATGCCTTCGAGAAAATCGAGCGGAACCACTCGGCGACCGCGCCGAATGTGCTCTTGATTCCCTCCCAGGCTTTTTTCGCAGCGCCGCTCACGCCTTCCCACATCTTACCAAAAAATCCGGTGATCGGCTGAATGACGCGCTCGTTAAACCAGCCGCTGACCGCGTTCCAAGTTTCGACCAGAAAGTCTTTAGCGGCGAGCGCGGCGTTTTTAACGCCGTCCCAGAGGCCTGTGAAAAATTCTGCGATCGGTGCGATCACGTTGTCATAGATTTTCTGTCCGAATTGCTTGTAACTATCGATTACGTCGTTCCAAATCCGCGCGAAAAACTCGCCGACTTTTCCGAGTGCCGGGCCGATCCACTCCTGCCAAACGGTCGCTATAAAATGCGTTATTGTTTTCCAGAGGCCGGCCAAAATCTGAGGAATCCGGACGATGATCATGCCGACCAGTCGGATTATCCCGAGGATGATCTGGGGCAAGTTATTGATCAGCGCATCCGTCAATGAATTGATAATATCGGGAAGTGCAACAATTAAAGGATCTATTATCGCGCCAAAATTGTCCACTATCAGAAGGAACAGCGAGACCAGTCCGTTCACAATCTGAGGAATCAAAACCGGGAGTGCCGAGGCGATCATTTCCACCAACTGGGGCAACGCTGTGACAATTCCTTGTGCGATCTGTAGCACTAAATTGATAAATGTTTCAAGGATCGTCGGCAGATAACTGATTAATGTCGGAAGGACGGCCAAGATTCCGTCAACCAGACCGCTAAACAGAACGCTTGCTGATTCCAGCATAGACGGCAAAAGTTCCTGAATCAGTTCGCCGATTGCCTCGGCAAATACCGGCGCCGCCTTCGGCAGAAACTCTCCGAGCGCCGAGAGGATCGTCTCTACCCTCGGCAGGATGTTGTTCAACAGACCGCCGCCATTCTCTCCGCCAAAAATCGACGTGAGGAGCGCGTCGAGCGCTTCGTCGAGGCCTTGTCCGGTTCCGATTGCCGTCAAGAGATTCTGCCACGCCGCCTTTGTCGCGGTCGCCGATCCTTCGATCGTCGTCATGGCTTCCTTGCCGGTCGTCCCTGCTATGTTCTGCGCTTCCTGGATGCTCTGGATCGCCTGAACGACGTCTGCGAAGCTGTCAATCGACAGATCGGACGTTTCGCCGATGCTGGCCCGGTACTCGTTCGCGTCCGCGATCAGTCGCTCCATCTCAGACTTCGTGCCGCCATATCCCAGCTTCAGGTTGTCGAGCATCGTGTAATTCTGTTTTGAAAATCCCATGAACGCATTGCTGACGGATTCCATGTCCGAGCCGAACACGTTCACGTTGTCGCTCATTGCTCGCATGGCGACGTCGGTCATCTGCGCGGCCTTGTCCACATCTCCGCCGAGCGATCCGATCAGAGACGCGGAGAAGCTGGTCGCCGTCTCCATGTACTCGTTGGCGCTCATTCCGGCGGTTGCATACGCCTGATTGGCATATTGCATGATCTGGTCCGCTGCCGTTCCGTATAGTTTTTCCACGCCGCCGGAAAGCTGTTCAAATTCTGCATAGCTCCCCATCGCGGCGGTCGTGATTCCGGCGATGCCGGTCGCTGTTGCCGCGAGGCCTGCAGCGGCAGCTTTCCCAATTCCGCCGACCACTTTGCCGATGCCGGAAGCGATGCCCTTTCCGCCGCTCTCTCCGGCCTTCTCTCCGGCAGACCCCATGGCCTTTTCCAGTTCGCCCTGAATGCCGTCAGCAGATGGAACGATCTGCACATAGGCTTTCGCGAGCTCAATTCCGTTCGCTGGCATTGTTTTCTCCTCTTATTTCGTTAAGGCGTCGCATCAAATCCGCGCCGCTCTCGAATGTCTCAATCTCATCCTTTTCCGTCTTTTTGTCTTCCGGTTTCCGCAGCAGTTCATTCAGAATGCTCTCCGGGAAGTTTTTCCTCCGTTTCGCGTCCTTCGTGTGATACCAGTTCGCGATCCTGAGCTGATCCAGCACGGCTGCAAGTAAAAGCTGATCGAACGAAAACCGGACGCCGCTGATTGCTCGCATGGTCCTCGATTCCGGCGGAAGCCCGACGGCAAGCTCCGCTTCTTCCTGGACGGTTAAATGCCCGAATCCTCTCAGTCCGTAGAATTGCAGATAATCGCAAAAAAGAGCGCCCTCATTGGACGCTCTGATTGCTGTGTATTGGATTATTTTTTTTTAGCCAGATTCTGCTCGCCGGCGGCGCTCAGGATCTCGAAGAATAACTCGCTCACCTTGTCGATCGGAACGCGGCCCTTGTCGGTCCGGACGAAGTCCTTCACCGCGTCATATCCTTCCGCGCCGAGCAGATCCTTGATCACGCTGATCATTGCTGAATAATCACGCCCCTGTGCTGCCACCAGCTTTTCGACGATCTCCCAGTCGTTCAGGGCGTCTTCGTCAACTTCGCATGTGAATCCGCTTTTTGTATTTACCGTCATGTTTTACCTCCTGAAGTTGTGCGGCGTAGATTACGCCGCCTTGATGTACTCATAATGAGTATTGCCGTCTTCGTCCGCTGCACAGGCCAGCGTGGTTTCGTAACCGACCGCGTCGCTGTCCTGGTATGTAATCTCACCGATCTCCGAGACCTTCGCCTGCGGAATAACGATCCGCTTCACGGTTCCGTTCTTGAGGACCATGTCCACCACGAAGGCGTGCTCCTCGAGCTCCTTCGCGTTTGACTTGATCGTGATTCCGGTTGCCAGCGTTCCGGTGACGTTTTCGTCGCCATAGACCAGCTTCAGGACTTCGATGTTCGTCGCTTCGATCAGCGTCAGCGAGAAGGTGTCCTCGCGGCTGGTCGTCAGCGTCAGGACAACATCGCCGCCCCACGCTCTCACGGTCTCATTCTCGGGAGTGTTCGAGTTGGTCAGGCCATCCTCGGACGCATAGCCGAGCTCCTTGAACGCATTGTCAAGCGCGGTCGTCGCGTCTGTGGGGAGCGTGGTTCCGACCGGTGCGATAAAAATGGCGCCGCCGACTTTCGGCTTCGCCGCTGTAACATTTGCAGAGTTCATAATACTCCTTTCTTACGTTGTAATCAGCCAGAGCGCCTGGTATCTGTAATCCTTTTTCTCGGCCCTGGTCGCGTCATAATCCGAATTGAGGTTGCAGCGGAAGACGTTCTCGGTGTCCGGCATCCGAAGCATTGCCTCGATCACCGCCTCGTGGAGTCTCGCCGCCATGAGCTTGTCTTTCCGGCTGACGGTTTCCGTGTAGATCGAAAAGCCCCGGAGATAGTTCGCCATGCTTCCGTTGCTCCGCTGGATCAAGACATAGTTTTCCGGAGGATCGACCGGTGTTTCCGCGTAAACGGCGAGGCCGATTCCGGGGATGTTCTGCCGGGTCAGATAGTCAATTACAAGTTCTTCAATCGTCATCATAATCCTCCAACTATGTTGTGGGAATCAAGCTCCTCGCTGATCTGCTTCCGGTCCTCGGAATAGATCGAGGCGATAACTCTGGTCCCCATCATCTTTGTGTCTGTCTCCCAGCCCTGGGAATGCTGCTGCGCGAGTTCCTGGAGTACTTTCTCCATGTCGCGGCTTTTCAGCAGCTCTCCGACGCCTTTCCTGTTCAGCTTGACCTTAACCTTCGCCATCGATTCTCTCCACGCGGACCTTTTTGTTCCATGCCAGCGGAACCATGTCCTCCATCCATTCGATCGGAGTGCCATACGTCTTCCAGCGTTTTCCCCAGAACTCGACCTCGCGATCGACCCATTCGTGCTGGTCTCCTTTCGGGAGGCTCAGCTCGTATCTCTCGCGCCGGCCTGTCAGATCCATTGCGTCTGTTTGTTCGTCTCCACCGATGGGTGTGACGAGCACGTTGCCGACATCCTCCGCCTCCTCTGTATAGATCGGCCTGTTGAACGCATCGACAGCTCCGGTGTCGATCTTATTGAATAGCCTGATCGTGGTTCCGTGGATCAGCATAAAATCCGAGCCCTCCGTATCTCTGCCGGCGGATTCCTAATGCCTGCAGCTCGCTGTTTTTGATAAATAAACCGCCGCCCGGGTTCAGGAAGGTCCCGCCGGCCGAATAACCACCTGCGCTCTGCGAGATGTTGGTCATCGGACCGTAATCTCCGGCGCTGGTTGGCGTCATTAAGCATCTGGCGGCAATGTCAACCGTGACGGACCGCGCGACGTTTGCGAGGACCGGGTTCTCCTCGATCTTTGCGTCGAGGTCCATGCCGACCTTCTCCGCCTCGTAACGCAGGCGGTCGGAAATCACCGGCAGGAGGTTCTCGGTCTTTGTCGTCTCATCCGACGTCAGCGGCCGATAAAGCGCGATCACGTCGTCGACCGTCGCGTAATTAGCCCTTTCCTCTGCCATTCTTTTTCACCGCCTTTTTCTTCGGCTCCTCTGCCTGCTTCTCCGGTTCCGGGGCCGGTGCTGTCACCGGCTCCCAGTTTTCTCCGGAGATCGGGCTGGCGAAGTCGAGGATGATGCCTGTCACCTTGTTTCTGTACTCCATCGCCGCCCTCCTGTCATCAAGAGATCGCTTCGATCTGAACCTTCGCGAAGGCTTCCGGTGCCAGGATGCCCCAGCCGATGTACATCTCGCCGCGGAGGTATACCTGGTTGTGTCCCTTAAGGTCGCCGGCGGTTGCGTCGTTGTCCGGGTTGCCGTACTCGATCAGCTCGATCGTGACGTCCTTCGCGATGCCGTAACGGAAGTAGTCGCGGAAGTTGCCAACAAAGGCGAGGTCGCCTGCAGACGCGGTGTTGCCGAAGCTCACGGTGGAGTTAGTGTCGAACGAAAGGCCGCGGACGGTCTCCGGTGCGTTGCCCCAGCCGAGTTCCGGGAAGAGGTAGTTGTCGCCGCTCTTCTGCGCTGCCAGGGCGCTCTTGAAGGTCGGTGCAACTGCCGCGCCGGTCACTTCGTGTTCGTTTCCGTTCACGAGCGCGATCGCTGCTTCCATGTCAGCGTTGGCGTCTGAGGTTCTCTGGACCTTCTGAGTGATCTGGCTGTCGAAGTGGTTCGTGCCGATTACTGCGGAGGCGGTTCCGGTTCTCGGGTTCACGCCGTGGAAGGCCATGATGTCGAGACCGCGCGCTGCCTTGTTCGCGAATCCTTCCGCGAAGGCCCGGAGATACTCGAGCTGCGTTTCCTCTGCGGCATACTTGAACTCATCTGAGATCCTCATGCCGTACTCAACCTTTACCGGAACGACGGTGATCGGAGCAATCACGCCGCCGCCGTTGCCCTTCGCGCCGTTCTCAGCAACGAGGTCGACTTCCTTGTCGAAGTTGAAAGTGAACGCCTGTGTTCCGCGCATAGCCAGAGGCATCTGGCCGGAAAGACGCGCGAGCGCGGACTTGCCGCGGACGAGGTTAAAAAGTTCTGTAGTCAGTTCTGCCGGGAACAGCTTCGCGCCGCCGGCAGTCGTGTTAGAGATTACACTTGCCATGTTTTTGTCCTTTCGGTTTTTATTTTTCGCCCCTAATATTTGCGAGAAGGTCTTTCAGGGCCGATTCCTTCGGATCTGCCGACGGTTTCTTTTCTCCGCCGGAAAATCCTGGTAGGCCTTCTCTGTTTTTCTGATCAAAAATGGTCTTGAGTGATTGCGCGTCCTTCCGGATCTCGTCTGCGGTTGCCCCTGTCAGTCGATCCGTGAGGCCTGCCGGAAGTCCGACCTCCGCTGCAATGGATGCCTTGAGTGCCTGCGTTTCGTGGGTCTTGATCGTCTCCTTTGCGGCCTGCAGGTCCGCTGTGAGCTTTTTGATCGTTTCGGCGTCTTCCTGTGCCTTCTTGTTCCACGCGAACGCATCCTCGTCGTGCTTTGCGGCGGCAGCCTTGAGCGTTTCATAGTCACTGTATCTGGCCGCGATGGTCTTCTCCTGGCGGTCGAGCCTGGACTTGATCGCTTCGTCGAACTCTTCCTGCGTTGTAATCGCCTTAAATTCTGCCATTCTTTCTCCTTTCCTGACTTACCGGGTCAGTTGCCGTAGTATATTAAAAAAAGCCCGAGAAAGGGCCTTTTTCGCGCTTGTGTGGCTTGTTAATAACTGACGCGCTGCTTGACTTCCTTGAAGTTGACCGCCGCGTAATGCGCGAGGGCCGCTGCTTCGATCAGCGTCACGTCTGCTTCGTCCCGAATTGCCTTGTAACCGAATCCGCCGGCAGTTCCGATTGCCCGGTGCTCGACGTTCCCGATCACGTTTGCAAGCGATGGCTGGCTCATGTGCCGGATCTCGCTTTTATAGATCGCCGTCTCGAAGCCCTGATTTGCTTCGATCACAGTTCCGGTTGCGGCGACGATCGGGATCTTCAGCCGGGCATCCGTCATGTCCTTTTTCAGAAGCTCCGTGCCGTTCTTTCCGTCGATCACCACGTTCCCTGTGGCCTTGCGTATAGCGTTCAAAAATGCCAGAATCCAGCCGTTTCCTTCTCGGACGGGTTTTCTTCCGTAGATCTCGACAAAAACGCCAGAACCGGCAATTTTCGCAGCCACGGCGAGCGTCACGGTCGTCCCGTCTCTGTTGTACTTGATCCCGACGCCGAGCTTGCCGGTGAGCTGCGGAAGCCTTGCTGCTTCGCAGGCGTCCCATGCGGCCCGGCTGATCGCCGAAGTCTGACTATGTCTAATCCATAAGCCGAGGCGCTGAATGTTAAAATCAATCCGTTCGTCCTCGGTCTTTCCGAGTTCGTCCACGACGTTGCGCTCGTTGATGATCAGCCCGAGGCTCGGGTTCGTCAAATACCAGAGGTCCCGGTCGTTAATGTCGGCCATTTGCTCGACCGACCATTCCGCCCAGCCGGCGTTTTCTGCCTCGCCTGCGAGGACCGTCCGCCGGAAGTCCTTAAAGACCGTGCCGGAGCTGACCGCAGTCGGAGGTGTTCCGAGCATGATCGTCTGCGGGTTCCTGGACGCGGAAACGACGTATTTCAGAGCCGTCTGATGCCGTGCCTGGTACTCCTGAGCTTCATCGATAATGAGGAGGTCAAATCCTTCACCGAGTGCTCCGGTCTCTGTCCGGGTCCGGAAATGGATCTCGCCGCCGGATTCCAGCCGGATCTCCTCCTGCCCTTTTGCTTTTATCGCGTTGTATGGAATGCCGAGCGTGTCGAGCATCTGCTTCATGCGCTCCCATCCGGAATGTGCCGTGTTGACAAGGTGCGCGGTGTGCAAGATCTTTTCTCCGGTTGCGAGGCCGTAGAGCTCGCGCATCACGACCACTTCGCCTTTGCCGTTCCGTCTCGGTACGGAATAGCCGAACCGGGAATGCACCCAGAGGCCGTCCTTGTCTTTTGCAAGGATGTCGTAGATCAGAGCTTTTTGCCAGTCAAATGCGATCCGACCGGTCAACTCGTACAAATCAACAGCCGTCTGGCCGTCTGTTTCCTGATACGACAAAATGAACGAGGTCGTCGGCTCCTGATTGCCGATTCTCTCCATTGTTTTCTCCCTTGTAGGTATAGCCCGACGCGTCGGGTCTTTATAGATCGCGCCATGTCTTCGTGTGGACGTTCTGCGCTCTCATCTTTGTCGGCAGGAACTCCACGAGGCAGTTACAGTTCTCGTGCCGCTGATACACTTCCGGATTGCTGACCGGGTAGTCATAGACGCCGGCGAGCTCGTTGCACCATTCGCAGCATTTGCCGTCCGTGCTCCGGACGATCTTCGGCTGCAGGCCGGCGTTATACTGAAACTCCGCGTTTTTTCTGACTGTTTCGTCGACCGCATGAACGGCGAAATTCTGAAAAGGCGCCTTCATGTACTTCCACGCGTCTTCCAGCGTTTCGGCGTTCGAGATGCCCTTTACGAGGCCGGCGATCCGATCCTCGTTGATGCCCGGGATGATTCCCTCGAGGCCAAGGCCGGCTTCCTGATTTAGTCGGGTGATCACTTTCTGCGTCGTTTTCGTGACCAGGTCAAACTCCTCCTGCATCATTGGCGGCACGATCGTGTTCGCGATCGAGTAGCTAACCTTTCCGTCCGGGAGGACTTCCGCTGTCACGTTTTCGAGGAATGCGTTTGTCATGTTTCGGCCGACCTCGTAGGCGTAACGGTTCGCATCAAAAATGGTCGGGTCCTCTTTTTCGCCGATCCGCTTCAGCATTTTGCTGTTGTTTATGAGGTCCGTGAAGGTTTCCTGAATGTAGGCGAGGAGCTCTTTTCCGTCTGCCATCGCTCACCTCCTTACATCCCGAAAAGCTCACGCATCCGGTCCTCAGTTAAATATCCCGGCATTGCATGCTCAATCTTGAGCGCTGCGTCTCCGAGGCCTGCAAGCGTTGTCGCATCCGGCTCGAATATCGGCTCCCAGACCGGCGTAGTCTGATAAAGGTCGCGCCGTCTGTATGGGACGTTGTCGCGGATGCAAGCTGCCACAAATCCGGCATTGAGCAGTCCGACGCCGAAGGTGCGCTGCGCTTTCCGGGCTGTCAGGCGGAGGCCTTCGTGCTGGTTCCTGATCGCGTCTGCGCTGGAAGGATTCCCGGAAGCAAAGCCAAGGTCGTCAAGTGTGAGACCGTTTTCGCCTGCAAATAGTGAAGCGAACATGCGGACCTGATCGATGTGCGGCGTCATGCTTCCGGCGGAGAACTGTCCGACCGTCGGTCTTTCTCCTGCTTCGTCTTTCGTGAACGCCAGGAGCGAGGCCATGCTGGCCTGCCATTTATTGAACTTCTCCGCGTCCTCGCTGAGACCGGTCACCCATTTCTGAGGGAATGAGTAAAATTCCGCCGCAATCTCTGACCGCTTGATCGTCCGGACCGCGCCCTCCATCAAAGCCATGCAAGACCGGCTGATCCGGCTATGGCCGAAGGGCCGCGTGGCATCCGGCCGGAAGATTATCGGCACAAGGTGAACATACGGAAGACCGCTCTCGTAGGTCCTTACAACTTCTCCGGCCTGGATGTAGTCGATCCGGCCAGGCGTGTAGTACGCTTCGAGGATCGGCCTGTCGCGGCTGTCTCTATCGAGGACCGCATAGCCCTCTCTGAGCAGCCCGGTCACGGTGTCGATCTCTCCGGTCGCGTTCGCTCCGTCGATCGTCTCCATTTTCGGGAAGCCGTCGTCGTCCGGGTAGACATAGAAGAATGAACACGATCCGATCAGCGCCGCCTGAATCGCGCTCGCGCTCAGGACATCCGGGTTGTTCTGTTGGTAGATTCCGTAGAGGTTGAAGTTGTCATCACGGAATCCAGTAAAAACGAGCCGGTCCGAGAGGCTGTCGACTGCTTTTCCGCACCAGCCGAGAGCCGAAAAAACGCCGCGGAGCTGCGGCGGTGTACTGATGCCGAAATCCGGCACGGCTTTTTTCATGTCATAGTATTTATACCTGAGCAGCACCCTTCGGCGCTTCTCTGCCAATTTGCGGCGCATGTAGTCGACGCCTTTAAGTTCTGCCATTTTCTTCTTTCGCCTTTCTCATTTCCGCGAGTTTGTCCAGAAGACTGTTCTTCTTCTCCTCGCGCTCTTTCAGTGCCTGTTCGTTTATTTTCCGGAGCCCTGCCGGCGTGAGGCCGAGGTCACGCCAATATTGCAAAGCCGCCTTGTTCATGTCGTCGATCAGCATCAGCAGCGGATTCTTAACAACATTCTCCGCTCCGGCCGTATTCGTGAATCGAATCACCGGAAGCGGATTTGCGTCGTACTCTTCCGCAACAGCGTCACGCCGCTCCAGAATATCCGCAAGCTCTGAAATCACCATGTCGAAGTATTCCTTGTAGGTTCCTGCCGCCACGCAGGCCTCTTTTATCTTTTTTCTCCACGAATTTCTTTTCATAAAGGCTTTTTCAAATTTTTCTCCGCAAAAATGCGTGCA